CGGGACCTCGGTTGCGGTGAGCAGCGCGGAGGCCAGCGCACCGCCGAGGGCTTTGGTCTGGCCGTCGATGTCGTCGACCGCGGGGACCTTCTTCGGGATTGTGACGTCGGCGATGACCTGGTCGGCGATGGTGTTGGCCGACTCGGGGGTCAACTTCTGGGGGGTGTCGGCTTCGGCTGGCTGCGGCTCGGCGGCCTTCTCGGGTTCGGTCACCACAGCCCGATCTCCTGCAGGCCGCCCATCGCCTTGGCGATCAGCTCCGTCATGCGTTCAAACCCGTCCTTCTTGCTGCGTGTCGTACCGAACTGCCCCTCGATCGCCAAACCGTTGACGTCCCAAGAGATGTCCAGGCTCAGGCAGCGCCGCACGAACACCCTCGGCATCAGATACTTCTGCGTGCCGCCAACCCGGTCACCGAGCCACCAATGCCCAAACCCGTTGTCCCCGATCAGGTATGGGGCCGCGTTGGCCACCTTCAGGGTGAACGCCGTGTCCGGGTCAGTTGCGCGGCGGCGGGCACGCATGTCCATCGTCGAGGCGGCGGTGTAGGCCTGCGTGACGTTCGTCGACGTCGTCTCCAGGTAGTGGCCCCAGCCCTGTTTCTCGGTCCGCGCCAACAACGGAACTGACATGTAGGCCAGGATCGAATCGCGGTAGATCGGGTTCAGAAATGCGTCGATGCCGCCACCGAGTGACCCGATCGAGAAGGAGAAGCCGGCGAACTGGGAGATGACGATCGACAGGTTGTCACCCAGTACGTCCCCGCCGTAGTTGATTGCCCCGGAGATCAATTCGTTGACGCCGGGCATTGACCGGCCACCGACGGTGATCCGTCCAGGACCGCCCGGGGAGCGGGAGAACTCCGAGGTCTGAATCCCGGTGATGTCGCCGTCGCGGTAGACGACGTAGGGGTGCGGCGCCAGCGTGCCGAGCTTGCCGGGCAGCCGATAGCCGGTCTCGTCGATCGTCTCCCCGGTGAACAGGTCGTAGGAGTCCTCGACATGGTTGGACACCAACGACGCGATCGACCGGGTGAAACCGGTGAACAGGTTCCCGCCGATCGCCGTGCCCTGCCGGAATCCCGACTTGTCGATGATGTCGACGAACAGGGTGCCGTCGCGCCAGTCCGTCCCGGCGCCGGGCCACGGCTCGGGATCGCCTTTGAACCAGCGCCGCGTCCACCACTGCAGCTCGGCGTCTTCAAGGATCGGCGCGGCGACGTCGAAGATCGACGTGCGGATCGACCCCACGACCAACGCCGACGGGGCAACCGAATCGGTCAGCTTCCGCGGAACCACGACGATCTGGGAATCGGCCCACAAGTCCAGCGGGTTGACCGGCCACTGGTCCGGGTCGAGCAGGTCGGTGATCACCGACAGGTCGATGTTGGTGACCTGCAGGCGAAGCAGGTTGACCGCCATCGTGAGCTTGATGCCGTGATCGGCCTTGGCCAGGAGCATCCACACCTTGGGCTGCTGTATCAGCGCCATCGGCAGGAATGGATTCGCTGCCGTGTGAACGTGTTTCAGTTCTTCGATGTCGTCGAGGAAGTCGATGATGACTTCGTCGCCGTGCTCACCGCGGACGACGGTGACACCGTTCTGGCTCTTCATGCGGCCGCCGATGCGGGCGCCCATCGTCTCGACGATGATGTGGATGTTGGAGGTTCCGCGGGCCTCTTCGTCGAGGGCCCAGAACGCCGCCCAGGTGCCGCGCCGGTCATCCAGGTCGATCGGCAGCCGCAGCTGGATCGTCCCGGTCTCGTTCACCAGCGGGTTCAGGTGTCCGGAGAGCTCGCCGTGGACGGTGCCGCGGTATATCCAGTCGCCGTCGTAGAGCTTGACGCCAGGACGGTCGTAGGCCCGTTCGATGCGGTACTCGCGGATCTCCCGCGCCCACTGCGCGAAGTCGTCGTGGTCGGTGCCGGTGAACGGCTCAGCGAACGTCGCGACCGTCATCAGTGATGCCCGCCCGTACTGGCATTGGTGCAGATGCTCTGTATGCCGATCAGGCTTGGTCCGTCAGCGCCCAGTGCGTAGATGGGGATGTCGCATCGGCTCGGAAGTGAGCATGTGTCGCACCACAGTCCGGTCGTCGACGACCCTGCGGCGATGGGCAGGGTCAACTGGCCGGGCGTCTGATATTCGGTCGGCGGTTCGCCGTCGGCGATGCTCATTCCGCTTCCAGCCCCGACTCGGCCGACCAGAAACGGCGTTGCCGCAGAGTGCACTTCGCGCCGGCCGGCCCGGTGCAGATGACCGGCACCAGGATCGGGCCGTCCTCAGTGCCTGTGTACGGCGGGACCGCATAGATCGGCTCAACACCGTTGAACAGGCCGGCCGCGTTCGACAAGTCGGCCGAAACGTAGGTGTCCATGAACGGGTCCGACATCACGCTGAGCTTCTGGGTCAGCACAGGGGTGACGATCATCCGCGCCGCGTCCTGCCCGACCGCCCGATTCCACAACCGCTCCTGGCCGAACCCGAAGTCGGGGAACTGCCACTGCGCCGGGTCAAACGTCCACTCCAGCCACTGCGGCTGATCGGTCGGGTTCCACACCGCGAACCAGGCCGTGCCCGCCGCCGCATAGCCGACCGTGACCTCACCATGGGAGAGGCCGATGTCACCCCAGAAGCCGTTAGCCGTCAGGCTCCCGCGGTTTCCGGTCAGCGAGCCACTGACACCGGGAGAGAACGACACCCGGTAGTGGCCGGCGGTCCTTGCCGTCGCCGGGGCGCCGGTCACGGTGACGTTCCCCGCGCCGACTGTGCTCAGCGCCGCCAGCGCGGCCTGAAGTGACGCGGCACTCACGTCCCAAGGGATTCCGGTGCTGATCTCCACCCTGTGCCCCAGGCCCGTCAGGCTGGATGCGGATCCAGTGAGAGATCCGGCGGGCACATTGGCAAACGCGACCCGGTACTTGCCGGCTGACAGGGCGGTTGCCGCCACACCGGTCACGGTGACGTTCCCCGCGCCGACTGTGCTCAGCGCCGCCAGCGCGGCCTGAACCGTTGTGGCGCTTGCGTTCCACGGGATCGCCGAAGTGGTCTGGCCCCGGAATGTCAGGGTGAAGGTTCCACCGACCGCAGCCACCAAGACCGCGAAATGGCTGCTGGTGGTCTGCCCGCCGAAGCTGAGCGCAAAATCTCCGCCGTCGGCCTGGATGGTCACATCGAACTGGGCGGTCGAGTTGACCCACTCCTGCACATCCTCGATGCCCTCGTACATCGGATTGACCGCGACCGCGGACACGACAGCGTGGTAGACGCCGTCGATATCGGCGTCAGCACCGTCCTCGGTGGTGTACAGGATCTCCTTGGCCAGACGGATGATCAGCGTGCGCCGACCTGATGGGCCGTCGTAAACCCAGCGGACCTTCCGCAGGTTCCGCGGTGTCCCCCATAAGCGTTGGAACCGCGGCCTGGTCGCCGGCGTCAACCAGAACGGCAACGTCATCTGGCGGATCGGAACGGATTCGCCGACGACCCGGCCGCCGTTCTCGAACGCACCGGACTGGGTGCGCAGCGTGAAACCGGTGTCGTAGACGCCGTCAGGGTTGGTGTCGAGGATGATGTCGCCGTCGATGAAGTCGTCATCAGGTGCGGACACCACAACGCTGTCAACGACCTCACCGTTGACCAGCGACTCCAATGTGATTGTGGCGACTGCCATGTCAGTACCGGCCCAGGTTCGCCGAGGCCCGCTCGTTCTGCCAGCGCTGCCACCGCACGAATGCCTGCTCGGTGTCGCCTGCGGTGATCGTCGTGTTGAACGTGGGGCCGGGCTTTCCGCCGCCGCCGCCGTGCACGCTGCCGATCGCCGAGGCCGCCGCGGGGGTAGCGGAGTTCACCGCCGACGCGACCGGGGCCACCGAAGAAGCACCACCCCCGCCGCCGATCGAGATGCCGCCGACGATCGTCGACAGTCCTTTCAGCCAGCCCGGCGACCCGTTGATCCCGAACGCCTCCAGCGCTGACCCGACCTGTCCGTCGACGAACTGGCCGGCCGCAGAGCCCAGGTCGCCGAGCCCGCCGACCGCGGTCTCCGCCTGCTTGGGTAGCTGACCGCCCATCGAATTCTTGACGGCCCCGCCGATTTGAGTGCCTGCCTGCTGGCCCGCCCACGTCCCGATCCCCGACAGCGATCCGGGCGCGCTGAGGTTGGTGGACGATCCGCTGCTCGAATCCACCGACGTGCCCGTGGTTCCGACGCCCAACGCCGACAACATCCCCGACGAGCTCGACGCCCCCGCGGCGCTGTCAGACTCGGCACTGGCCGCCGGTGCCGCATCCGCGGGATTGGGCTGCGACACCTTCGCCGCATGCCCCAGAGCCCAATGCACATGGTTGGCGTGCGCGGCCATCAGCCCGCCGCCGTAGAAGCCGACACCGTCGCCGACGTTCTTGCCGTTCTTGATGTTGTGCCCGAACGGGGAGTGAATCAGCTCGAGGCTGTCGGGGAAGGTCGAGGCGATCCACGACGCGATCGCCCCCATACCCGGCCCGCTGATATCGATTGCCCGGCCGGCGTTGTGGTAGTCGGGGTGGCCTTCGGTCTGGACCGTGCGGGTTGCGCTGGAGAGGATCGCGTCGGGGAACTTCGAGCGGACCGCATCCCACATGGACTGCTGCTCACCGGTCGTGATACCCGGGCCGCTGATGTTGCCGAGCTGCACCCGGCCGCCGCCCTGATAGCCGGGCAGCGGCAGCTTCCCGTTGTTGTTCAGGTAGTCCAGCAGCCCGGGGAGCGCGTTCTCGATCCGGCGCCGCGAATCCGCGCGCACCACGAACTCGTCGCCGTGCACCACCCCAGCGATCCGGTCGGCAGGGACGTTCCCCGTGTAGCCGCCGAGGTCGAACTTCGGCAGCGAGAACGTCACCGGGTCACCCGGAAGCCAGTCCGGAGTCGTGAAGCTCAACGCCGAGGCGAAGTCGTTCCACCATCCCTTCATCCGGTCGACCATCGACTTGAACGCGTTCGAGATGCCGTCCCACATTCCGCTGGCCGCCGAGCTGATCGCAGACGGCAGCCCCTTGACGAAATCGACGACCGCGGTGAACTTCGACTTGATGCCTTCCCACACCTGGCCGGCCTTGGTGACCATTCCGTCCCAGATCTTCGAGATCGCTTCCCACGCCGCGCTGAACGCAGTCTTGATCGCCTCCCAGGCGACCTTCAGGTACTCGGTGAACCCAGCCCAGATCTTGCGGCCCAGTTCGGTTTTCGTGAAGAACAACACCAGGCCGGCGACGACCGCGGCGATCGCAGTGACAACCAGTCCGATCGGGTTCGCTGTCAGCGCCGCGTTCCACAGCCATTGCGCTGCCGCCGCGGCCTTCGTCGCCGCCATCTGCGCGCCCTGCGCCACCGCGGCAGCAGCCGACGCAACCTTCGCCCGAAGGGTCGACGCCGCCACCGAATTCCAGGCGGTAGCCAACCCCTCCACGGCAACCGACGCCAACGCCTTCGTCTGATTCGCCGCGAACTCGGCCACACTCGCGGTCAGTGTGTCGAACATCTTCTCGGCCACCGGACCGACCGGACCCAGCTTCGCCGCGATCTTCGGCCCCAAGTCCAGCTCGGCCAGCGCTGAATCCAGAGCGCCGGCCACAATCGGCGCGAACGCGTTCCCCACAACGACGCCGGCATTCTTGACCGCCGCCGACGGTCCGGCCTTCGCCTTACCGGCCGATGCCGGGGCCTGCGCGGCCTGGCCGCCGCCGCTCGACGAGCTCGGCGCATCATCCCGGCGCACCGCCGAGTTGATCTTGCGGCCGGCGTCCTTGATCTTCTCGGCGGTCTTCTGCCACGCAGCGCCCAGCAGATCAACAGCTTTCGTGCTCGCCGCGGTCGTGATCTTGCCCGCAACGTCTTTCAGTGCCGGCTCCAGTAACTCGTCGAAAACCGGCTTGACGACCTTCGTACCCAGCTCAGAGCCGACCGATCCCCA